ATATTTAATATATGTACATGAAATAGGATTTGACCATGAAGATAAATACTTCTACGAGTTCATATTTAGCGATTCAGTAGATAATATTGATGCAGAAGGATGGGATTCTTATCCAGCATCAGGAAACCCTACATCACCTAGTGGTGATATAGTTAAACAAGTTGGTAAAATAGAAATTAATAGTAATTTAATAGTTGCCCAAAACAATGAACAATTTTCAATGTGGGATTCAACCGATGGTGTAATTCCATTAGCTTGGGAAAATATCGATGGGTTGGAAGAATACCCAACAAATAGATTGGTTTTCCCTTTTGGTATATCATTAACTGAGGTTAACAATAAATTATATGAAAGGGATATAAGAATAGAATTTAAAAAAGATTATAAAAATGTATAAAAAAGGAAAAGTAAAAGAAATTGATATTTCAACTGATATCAAAACTTATAAAAATAATAAGTATGAAATTGATGCTCAAGTAGCTGATGATGATTTAATTTTAACTTCAGAGCCAGAGTCAACTAATGAATCTGATATAAGTGAAGATGCTAAAGTTGATTTATCTGGTGTAATTAACTCACTTGGTATCAATATGTTTAATAAAAGTGATGAGGAAAAGGCTGAAATTAAGGGTATGTTAAAAAACTTTATAGGGGCACTTAAAGAAAAGGGGTTTGCAAACATGATAGTACGTGAAGGTGATGATGAAGATGAGGATTTTCATGACCCTGATTTATTTGATTTTGATGAAGAAAGAGAGGAACGAAGAATGGATGAAGGATTTGATAATTTGATGAAAGAATTGAAAGAAAATGGTGCGCCATCAATAAAAGTAACTGAGAATATAAATCCTAGAATAAAAAAATCAGATTTAATAAACTACTTAAAAAACAAAAAATAATGTCAAATAAATATAAATTTATTGCTATCAAAGCCATAAGTAAACCTAGAAAGGGTAAGTTGATGACTGAAAGTAGGATTACTTATGAGGATGGTCATGACGAAAGAATGTCCCCTAGTTTAGCTGCACAGCTTAGAGAAAAAAATCATTCGTTGGGTAATCACCCAGCATTTCCAGATGATGATGAAAGTAATTTTGAAGAGAAATTAATGTCTAAACGTTTTACTGACGTTTTAAAATCATTTAAAAGACACCATGGTGTTGACAGTATTGACCCAATAACATTTTTAAAAGAGCAAAGTCAATTATTGTTACAAATTATTAAATTAGAGAGTAAACATAAGGACCATCTAATTGAATTAGCTATTAAATTAGTTAGAGAGGAATTTGATGTGGATGAAGATGATGTTGAAATTGAAGCTAAGTTAACTACTGATATGTCAATAAATAAAAATATTGAAGCGTTGAAACTTAAACCAACAACCGATATTGAATTTGATAATCACGAAGAATATGTTCAAGCTAATAAAGAAGTTTATAAACGTAGAATGATTAACGCATTAATTCAAGGTTCGGCTAAGAAAACTAACCATATGTTTCATATGATTGACCAAGAATTACAAGATTTAGAACCGTTGTTACCATCTAGTTACGCTAAATTAATGACTGGTGCTGATTATATGTATTTTATTAATGATGACACTAAACCTAGAATTATTGGTGGTGTTGTAAATGTTGAATTCCCTAAATCTGAAGGTGATAAACCTAAGATTAGTGTTGAGGCTATGACATTACCAGTGTTAATTCATGAAATAGTAAAGGGTGTTATGGAAATTTTATCGTATCACGGATTACCTAAAGATTCTAAAGTAGCTCAATTTGTTTTAGACAAAGCTGATTTTATGTCTGCTGAAAGTTGGGATATGAGATTAGGACCCCCTATATGGGAAAAGTTTTGTGATACAATACCACCTGAAGATTTTGCTCTAAAACATCACCTTTATGTAGAATTAGTTTCATTGCCAGTTGACGAATTTAACGAATCTTTAAGGGAAATCCTTATGGGTACTAGGTCTGGCAAAGCTAAGATTGATGAACTATTAGAAGAAGTCAAAGATGATTTAAAAAATGATGATTTTGATAATGCTATGGATATGTTAAATAATGATGATTATTTAGGCCCTGAAGATTTAGATAACTTAAATGATGAAGATTGGTTTTAACTTAAACCACAAATAATATTATAATTAAAAGAGCACATCATGTGCTCTTTTTTTGTTTTTGAGGGTTTATAAGCAGTTTTAGTATATTTATATATAAAAAAGTATGCTTACAAGTGGTGAAATATTAGAAGAATATGGTAAATGTTTAATGGACCCATGTTATGCGATTACTGAATATTTAAAAACTTTTGATAAGACTCAAGAAGGGTTCGTACCTTTTAAACTATTTCCAAAACAAATAGATATAGTAAATGCTTATCGTGAACATAGGTTTACTATGGTAACAAAACCTAGACAAGCTGGTGTATCTACTACAACTGCCGCTTATGCCGCAGTTAAAGTTTTATTTGCTAACCCTAATAACCCAGAGGCAATTCTAATTCTTGCAAATAAGCAAGATATGGCATTTGAATTCTTAGATAAAATTAAAGACTTTATATCTCAATTCCCAAGATGGGTATGGGGTGGTGATTATTACGGTACACCTGAAAAAGAAGCCAAAACAATATACTCAACCGAATCTAAAAAAGAACTTAAATTACCTAATGGTAGTAGAGTAAGGGCTGTTGCGACATCTAAAGATGCGTTAAGGGGTTTTACACCTACTTGGTTAATTATGGATGAAGCAGCGTTTATTGATAATGGAGCTACCGTGTTTGGTGCGGCATTAACTGCTTTAGGTACTGGTGGAAGGGCTTCTTTGGTTTCAACACCAAATGGTATGGATGAATTGTACTATAAGACATATGAGCAAGCTAAGAGTGGTGATAATGATTTCCATGTAATTGAAATGAAATGGTATCAAGACCCTAGATATACTATGAATCAAGAAAGTAAGATTAGAGATTTGATTTGGATTAACGATGAAGATGATGATGATGTTATTGATGAAGTTGAATACACTCATGACAATTTTGATGCAATGATTAAAAGGGGTTATAGCCCTAGTTCAAGTTGGTATAGAGCTATGTGTCGTGGTATGAATAATAATAAACGTATGATTGCCCAAGAGTTGGATGTATCCTTTATTGGTTCTGGGGGTAATGTTATTGATGATAAATATATTATTCACCAAGAGAAGTTTAATGTTAAAGAGCCTTTGTACACCTCTGGTCATGAAGGTGATATTTGGATATGGGAAAAACCCATTGCAGGTCACCAATACATACTATCTTCAGATGTAGCTAGGGGTGATGGTCAAGATTCATCTACCATAGTAATTGTGGATTTCACTACAATGACACAAGTAATGGAATATAAAGGTAAGTTACAAGCTGATTTATTGGGTTATATAGTTGATGAATATGCTAGGATTTACGATGCCTTGGTTGTAGTTGATATTACTGGTGGAATTGGTGTTGGTACTATTAATAAGTGTATGGAATTGGGTACACCTAATTTATATTATGGTGATACCACTAATAAACCTTTAGATAAATTAACTAGTAGAATAACCACATATACAAATGAGGGTAAATACCCAGGTTTTAACTGTGCTTCTGGTGTAAGAACCCCAGTTATTGGTCATTTAGAAATGATGGTTAGAACTGACGGTATTAAAATTCGTTCACGTAGACTAACTTCTGAAATGAAAACATTTGTTTTCAAAGGTGGTAGAGCTGACCATATGGATGGTTATCATGACGATTTACTTATGGCGTTAGCCTACGCATTATGGGTTATTGAAAATTCATTCAAAAAATTAACCGTTGCAAAAGAAAAGAGTAAAGCTATGTTAAGTGGTTGGTTAATGTCAAACGCTAGTGATAGAACACCTGACTCTGGATATAAAGGTGATGACTTTGTATCTAGAAAGGATAGGAATAAAAAATCAATTAAGAAACCTAATTTTACACCCCAAGTCTCTAAAAACATGCAAGACCCAACAGGTCAATACATGTGGTTATTTAGTGGGAGTAAATAATAACTGAATACTATTGATTTAATTCAGATATTTAGTATAATATAGAAAATAAATATAATGGCAAAACAACAATTAACAATATTTCAAAAACTTAATAATGTTTTTGGTAAAGATGGTTTAAACCCAAATGTAAAAAAAACAAATAGATATTCATTAGGTAAAGGTGAAATATTAAAAACCCAAGATAAGGGTGAGTTTAATACTGCTAAATTACAATCTCAACAAAATAAATACTTAAATAATTTATGGAATAAAGTTGACGGTGAGTTATATCAACAAGCGATTCATTATGAAACGACTAGAATTGGTTCTTATTCAGATTTCGAAACAATGGAATTTTACCCTGAAATATCAGCAACGTTAGATATATTCATGGAAGAATCAACAACCCCGAATGATAAAGGTGATATTATTAATGTTTATTCTGGTAGCAAGCGTGTTAAAAGAATATTAGAAGATTTATTTATTAATAGGTTAGATATACATACTTCATTACCAATGTGGACTAGAAACCTATGTAAATATGGTGATAATTTCGTTCATTTAAATATTGACCAAGACGCTGGTATTGTAGGCGGTAGACAATTACCTAACTTCGAAATAGAACGTAGAGAAAATGATGTTCATGGAATCATATCCCCATCTCAATTAGAGGGGGTTAACGCAGATGAAAAAAGTAATAAAACTAAATTTTTCTGGAAAGGTAAAGATGTTACTTTTAACTCATGGCAAATAGCCCATTTTCGATTATTAGGTGATGATAGGAAATTACCATATGGTACTTCTTTCTTAGAAAAAACTAGACGTATCTGGAAACAATTAATATTAGCTGAGGATGCAATGCTTGTTTATCGTGTAACTAGAGCACCAGAAAGACGTGTTTATAAAATATTTGTTGGTAACATTGATAATGAAGATGTTCAAGCATATGTAGATGAAATTGCAAATAGATTTAAACGTACCCCACTTATTGACCCTCAAACAGGACAAATGGATATGAGGTACAATCAATTAGGTATTGACCAAGACATATTTGTACCAACAAGAAGTGAAGACGCTCAAACCCCTATTGACACATTACCAGGTGCTCAGAACTTAGACCAAATTGCTGATATTGAATATTTACAAAGAAAATTATTTACCGCATTAAGAGTACCTAAAGCTTTTTTAGGTTTTGAAGAAGCTACTGGCGAAGGTAAAAACCTTGCATTACAGGATATTAGATTTTCAAGAACAATCAATAGAATTCAACAAGCAATGTTACATGAATTAAATAAAATTGCTATAATCCATTTATATCTTTTAGGATTTCATGATGATATTGATAATTTTACCATTACACTAAATAACCCATCAACACAAGCTGAAATGCTTAAAATTGAACATACTTCTGCTAAAGTAACTCTTTACAAAGATGCTGTTTCTGACGCTGGTAATGGTTTTGGTGCAATGTCTATGACTAGGGCCAAGAGAGAAATACTTGGTTGGAGTGATGATGAAATAAAGCAAGATTTACTTGAGCAAAGAATTGAGAAAGCAGCCGCAGCTGAATTAGAAAACACACAAAATGTTATTAAAAATACTGGTGTATTTGATAGGGTGGATAGGGTTTATGGTGATATGGATATGGCTAAAAAAGGTGGTATGGTTGATGAAGAAGATGGTGAAGGTACTGACGCTGGTGGCGGTAGTGGTGGAGGTGGCTTCGGTGGTGGCTTTGACACTGGTGATTTAGGGTTAGATGATGAAATTGATGGCGAGGTAGATTTAGGTGGTGAAGAAGACTTAGGTGGTGAAGACTTAGGTGCTGAAGACTTAGGTGCTGAAGATGTTACAACCGATGAAAATAAACGTAAAAGTGGTAAATTAATAAAAGAATCTAATACTTTAAAACCTAAAAACATTTCAACTAAAAAATATGTTGAGTTATTAGATGAGAGTGTGACTAAAGAAGATATGGCAATTAACGATATAACTAAAATTTACGATAAATCAGTCAAGTTCAACGATGAATTAACTTCTATGATTAATGAAATTGATTCAAAATTGTAATAATTAACGATTTTAACCAATCTGAAACATATTTATTATAAAATAGAAAGAATGCAAAATTTTGGACAAATAAATGAAACTTTTAAAAATATTCTAGCTGATAGTATAACAACTAAAGATGGAAAAGGTAAAAAAGTCTTTAAGGCTTATGTAAAAGCTATTAAAGAAAATAGCGTTTTAAAATCCCAATATAATGTTTATCATAAATTAGAAACAAAAGTTAATGTTACCAACGAAGAAGAACGTACAACAATATTTGTTGATGAATGCATTTCGATACTTAAAAACTTAGGTAAGAAAACTATCCTTGAAGCCAATAATAACTTAATAAGTTATTTAAAAAAGAATGGTTATGAACTTTATACCGATGAATATGATTTTAAATCACTTCACGAGCACATCAATAATATCACCTTTTTAGAAAGGAATATTAAAAACGTTAATAAAATTGTTGAATCTAAGCTTTTCATAAAAAACTATACATGCGTTATTAACGAAGACTTAAAAAGTGTTAATAAGGTGGTTGAACCTTATTCAAATAAAATATTAATTCCCTTATTAAAAAATAAATTTAATGAAAAGTACTCTAATTTAACTGAATTAGAAAAAAAGGTAATTAAGTTAAGTATTAATGGTAGTGATAGTGATAAAAAAGAGTTATATAGCACAACGATTATAGAATGTGTGGATTTGATTGACGTTCAATTAAATGAATGTACCATAGACGAAAAGAATACGCTATTACAAGTTAAAGATAAATTATTAAGATATCAATATAATTCAGACAACTTCACTTCTGAAATGAGTAAAATTAATTATTTAAAAACAACATTAATTTAATATGATACAATTTTTACAAGTTTCACCCAATTTAATAAACTGGTTAATTCAACAGGCCCCAGTTGTTGTGGTTATGGGTGCTGCTATATATTGGTTAGCTAAAAAATTAAATAAAGCCGAGAGTGATAAAGATGGGTTAGCTAAGGATGTTATTAAATTAACAACTTTATGGGAAGAAAAAAGTGGTAAGATTGAAGAAAAGAACGAAAAGAGTGAAGAGAAAAATGATAAGGTATCTGAACAAATCTTAGAATTACTTCGTGATATTAAAGTCTTAGTAACCAATATGTAAGTTATAGTTATGAATATATTTAAAAGTTTTTTTAAAGAAAAAAATGAGAATTATTTAAAAGCTGTTAATAATCTTAGAAACATTAAAAAAAGATTTGATGGTTTTATAATAAAATTCCCAGATGTTACACCTGATGAAATAATGTTTATTAAAGATAGGTGGGAGGTATTACCAGTAAATATTTCTAAGGGTGTTAAAATAATGGCCCTTAATTTTATTAATAATTGCAAACATTTAATCACCGAATATGACTCACACTCTTATATTATGCCACATATACATGATAATGAATATGAGTATGGAGTTATTTTAAAGGGTCAGTTAATCGACAAATTTACTGGTAAGATATATGAAGTAGGAGATGAATATATTTTCAAACCTAATGAAATTCATTATTTATCTTCATATCAAGGGGGTTGTTTTGTATACTCAACATTAAGCACTGATGAAAATTTTTCATTGGGATTACCACCAAAAAAAGTTTATGACATATTAAAAATGTCATCTTTTTAATAATTAAAATATATTAAAATTTATAAACACCTGGTTTTATGATTATTAGACCACTTGACTAAATCCCCAATTGATGTATCTTTACCTTATGACATATAATAGAGGTACTGAGATAAAATTGGAATCATTTAAAGATTTAAATGTAACATTTGGCTCAATTGATAAACACAATCCAAAAACAATTTATTTAAGGATTAGTGGGTGGTGTAACACAATTAATTATTATAATGATAATAATTATAAAACAATAATAAGGAAATTTCATAAAGAAATAAGAACTTCATTATTTAAAGAATTAAATAATAAATTTAATAAATCTATGACTATGGTAGATTTAGACATTAGAGAATCGGGTATCACCAATGGTAAGTCTAGTTTTATGGGGTGTGAAATAACATTACATCAGATAAATAAACTACCATTAGACTCAGATGAAATCTATCTTGAAATTAATCGAGTGCTTAGAAATTTGATAGAGGATGTTTTTAAAAGAAATAAACATTTTGAATTTTTTAAGAAAAAAAAGACAGCTAATGAATCATTAACCAAAGCCTAATCGTAAAGATTAGGCTTTTTTATGTTTATTCGCATATTTATTGAAAAAGATAAATATGTCGTCAGAATTTAAAATTATAAGAGGTGGTAAGACAGGAACTGGATTGTTGATTGAAGGTGATGCTGGTTTTATTGAACCAAATGATATAAGAAATAAACCATTTATTAGTGAAGCTAGTAAGATTGGTAGTGGCGGTGCTATTATGATTGAACCGTTAGTTTTATTTGTGGTACTACAAAAGTTTGGTATTGAGAATAGAAATGGTAGAATATACCCAGAGTACATTTTAAGGAGAGAAGCGACTAATTACCAAGAACTTATTAGAAATAGGTCAGCTATCGGTGAAAGTGACCATCCAGAATCATCAGTTATTTCAAATAGTAGAGTTTCACATGAAATTAAAAAGATTTGGTGGGAAGGTCATACACTTGTTGGTGAAATAGAAATTATCATGTCACCAGGTTTTATAAACCAAGGAATTATATCTTGTGAAGGTGATAACATTGCAAATATGCTTAGAAAGGGAATTCGTGTTGGAGTGTCTTCTAGGGGTGTAGGGTCTTTAGATGAGATTGCTGGTAAATTAATGGTGCAAGAAGATTTTGAATTGATATGTTGGGATATAGTAACTAGTCCTAGTACACCAGGGTCTTATATGTTCAATAGTAAGTCTGAGGCACAGCCATTTATGGAGTCAGAGGTTAAAGGAAAAAGTCTTTTAATTGATAAATTAAATAAATTTTTATTATAATAATTAAGAAAAAAAACTAAATTTTAGTTTTTTTTTGGTTAAATCAGGTATTTTGATAAAATACCACATATTTATTAAGTAACTGTATGATTTTAATTATACTAAATTACTAATAATAGTTTAAAACACAATAAACAAATGACAGACGGAAAAAAGTCTATTATAGAAGAAGCATTAGCGGAGTTCAATCTTATTGAAGAGACTTTGAACACAAATGCTAAAGAAATACTTCGTTCGGTAGCGAAAGAAGAGATTACTAGCACGCTAAACGAATCCTTAAATGAGGATGAGTACGATATCGAAGATATCGAAGACGTTGACAGCGATGTTGACGCATTACCAGTTGATGACGCACCTGAAGCTACACCTGATTTTGGTGGAGAAGAAGAAGGTGGTTCTGAAGAACTTGGGTTAGATGACATAGGAATGGACTCTGGAGAAGAAGACTTAGAAATAGGTCTTGGAGCAGAAGAAGGTAGCGAAGACTACGGAATGGACATGACTGGTGCATCAGACGAGGAAGTTATCTCAGTTTACAAAAAATTAAGCGGAGAAGACGAAATAGAAGTTGTATCATCAGAAGAAGTAATTATTAAAGACCCAGTATCAGGAGCAGAGTACAATGTTAAGATGAACGGTGGTGGTAGTATGTTAGACCAAGGTGAAATGGATGTTGATGGCGAATTTGAAAGTGAGCCAGAAGTAGAATTTGAACCAGAAATGGAAGCAGAACCAGAAATGGAAGCAGAACCAGAAATGGATGTGGAAATTGGACCAGAAGTTGAAGCTGATGCAGAACCAGAAATGGATGCGGAAGTTGGCGTTGAGGATGAGACTGAAGAAACTGAGGAAGAAGATGAAGATGAATTAGGTGAATCTATTGTTTATGAAATTGAATTATCGGAAGATGATGAAATTGCAGAAGACATAGTTAGAGGTAAAGGTCACGATAAAGAGTTAGTTAACACTGCTTCGCCTAACACAGGTGATATCGAAGGACAAACTGCACCAGAAGATTCTGATTCAGGTGATAACCTTGAAGGTGGATTTAAAGATGACGCACAAAACGGAAACGGAGATAATCATGCTAAGCATATTATGGAAGAAGATTGTGAAGAAACTGAAGAAGTTACTGAAGAAGTTGTTGAAGAAGGTGAAGAAGTAGATGAACAAATTGCGGTTGGGTTATCCCAAGCATTTAAGCAAGATGGTACTGGAGCTGACAAATTAGGTCAACCAGAAGGTGCTGGTTCAAAAGCATTTCACAAAGGTAAGGGAGTTAAAGCTGAAAGCGTAGAAGCTAAGAAATTAGTTGAAACCGTTAAAAAGTATAACACTTTATTTGCTGAAGCTAAAAAACTTAAAGTTGAGAATGACATGTTCAAATCATCTCTTAAGGATTTTAGAAAAACAATCACCGAGACTGCTGTATTCAATATTAACTTAACACATGCAACTAAATTATTCTTAGAACACTCAACTACTAGTGATGAGAAGAAAGGAATACTAAATAGATTTGATGAAGAAGTTGGAACTATTGAAGAGTCTAAAAAACTTTATAAAAGAATTAATTCTGAATTAGGAACTAAAAATCCTATGAATGAGTCAATTGAAAATAAATTAATGTCTGAGCAAACATCAGGACAATCAACTCAATTAAATGAGACGACTGCTTATGTTGACCCAGCACAAAAAAGAGTTCTTGATTTAATTAGAAGAACTAACTAATAATAATATTAAAACAAAAATTAAAATAAATTAAAATTATGTCAAATTTTTTAAATTCAGGTCAAGTTGGTAATATCGGACTTAACCACATGAAACAAGTAAGAGAGAACACTATCAATAAATGGGATAGTTTAGGTTTCTTAGACGGTCTTAAAGGACACGTTAAAGAAAATATCGCTCAATTATATGAGAACGAAGCTTCTCACTTATTAAATGAGTCTACTGACGCTTCTAGCTCAGGTTCTTTTGAAACGGTTGTATTTCCAATCGTAAGAAGAGTATTCTCAAAATTATTAGCAAATGATATTGTATCTGTACAAGCTATGAACATGCCAATTGGTAAATTGTTCTTCTTCGTACCACAAACTTCTGCTAGGTATGATTCTGCAAGTGATGCATATGGTGACCCACATAAAAATGGACCACAATTTTCTGCACATACTTCAATGGGTTCTGACGGACTTCCAATTGTAAAAGGTGTTGACCCTTCTTATTCTCCAACTAAATACTTATCTAAAAATCTTTATGATATTTATTATAATGATGGATTATTTGATTCGTCTAAAGGTGAAATTTCTATTATCGCTGGTTCTGGTGCTTTAGTAACATTAAGCGCAGACGGTACTTTTGCTGCTGCTGCTGATTTTGCTGCACTTCCAACTGCTACAGATGGTTCTTTAAGGAACGCAATCTTACAAGTAAGTGGATTTAGCGCAATCAATAAAGGTAGATTAAGTGGACCAGATGGTAACCCAATGGATACTGAATCTTTCTTAGCTTCTTTAAAAGTTGTTATGAATGGTGAAGCATTAACTGATGCTGATGGTAACGTAATTGTTGCTGACGGTGGTGTTGTACCATTTAGATTAGTAACACAAAAATATGGTAGAGGTATCGTAGATTACAACGATGTTTGTGATGATGCTGGTGTTATATTTTTAGAATTAGATATGACTCACCCAGTTGATGCAGCTGGTACTTCAACATACGATGGTTATGTAGGTGCTGACTTAGTATTAGCTTCTGGTTTCACTTCAGCTGATTTATCAGTATCATGGGCAGAATATGCTACATTAGAACTTGAAACTGAAATGGGAGAAGTATCTTTCAAATTAGATGAGGTTGTTGTTTCCGTTGAAGAACGTAAATTAAGAGCTACATGGTCTCCAGAATTAGCGCAAGATGTTAGTGCATTTCACAACATTGATGCTGAAGCTGAATTAACTGCAATGCTTTCTGAGCAAGTTGCTGCTGAAATCGATAGAGAAATCTTAAGAGATTTAAGAAGTGCTGCTGCATGGCAATTGAGATGGGATTGGAACGGATGGAGAAAAGCTTCTCTAGCTGCTAATGCTTACACTCAAAAAGACTGGAATCAAACTTTAATTACTAAAGTTAACCAAATTTCAGCACAAATACATAAATCAACTCTTAGAGGTGGTGCAAACTTCATCGTGGTTTCTTCTGAAATCTCTGCTGTGTTTGACGATTTAGAATACTTCCACGTATCTGATGCATCTCCTGAGCAAGACCAATACAACATGGGTATCGAGAAAATCGGTTCTTTAAGTGGACGTTACCAAGTGTACCGTGACCCTTATGCTCCATCTTGGTCATTGATTATGGGACATAAAGGTAAATCTTTATTAGATACAGGTTACATCTACGCACCTTACGTGCCAATGCAACTTACGCCTACAATGTACAACCCGTTCAACTTTGCGCCAGTGAAAGGTATAATGACACGTTATGCTAAAAAAGTTGTTAACAACCGCTTTTACGGAGCTGTTAGAGTTGATGGATTACAAACATTCAACGCAAACGAATTAAGATAATATCTTAAGCTCGTATGAGAATATAAAAGCCTTGCAATTTGCAAGGCTTTTTTTATTTATAATAAAGAACCATAAAAAGCCAATATCATCATTCTCATTTAAGAGCGTTGATGACATTGAATTTAAGGAGTGTTGGAAATTGGATAATCTTCAACCGTTATGGGGTGAGGATAATTTATCCAAGGGAAGTGATTGTTAACTTTATTTCATATGTTTAGTGCAGTCAACAATAAAGTTTAACTTTAACGCTTTTTTATAAGTAGTAAATGAGTTTTTTTGCCATTCAGTTATTGAACCATATTTTTTAGATTCAGCTATAATTTTTTCTTTAGTCCAATAACCATTTGGTTTTTTATTCATAACCATATGAGTTATGCATTCACCATAAATTTTAAGTTTTCTAGCTTTATTTATTGAAGCGTTAGAGTTTTTTTGCCATTCAATTATTGAATTGTATTTTCTAGCTTCAGCTATAATTTTTTCTTTTGTCCAATAACCCTTTGGTTTTCTAATTTCAATCATATGAGCTGTACATTCATCCAACCAACCATTAGTACAAGCTTTATCGTATGAACCACCTGATTTTTTAGCCCATTCACTTTTAAATGAAAATTTTCTAGCTTCTTTAAGACACTTTTCTTTCGTCCAATAACCAGAAGGTTTGACATCGTAATTTAATCTTTCCCAACCAAACCTTTCACATATATCATCCAACCAATCTTTATGATATGCACGTTGATAATCTTTTGGATTAGCTTTTTTCCATTCGGCTAGGGATTTATATTGGGATTTTTCTCTCATTATTTACCTTTCTTTTTACTATCATATGTGAACATACTTCATCTATTATACCTAACTGTCTAGCAATTCGATAAGCACTTGGTTCAGCTCTAATGAATTGAGTTCTAGTTGTATATTTTATTGATTCGGCTAATATTCGTTCTTTTGTCCAATAACCTTTAGGTTTGCATAAATTACTGATTAAATTTTGTGTCACGTAATCCTTACAATCAAGTTTAATAGCTGTTTGGTATGCACCATTTGAATTATCCTTAAAATCCTTAATTGTTTCATACTTATTGGCCTCTTCTAATAATGTTTCTTTATTCCAAAAACCAGTAGCTGGTTTAAAATGCGCTGTTAACTCCTTATACCACCCATTTCTTCTAATTGAGTTAAATACACCGTGATGTTTCTTAACTTCTTCCTTACTATTGCATGTTGCGATAATTTTTTTACAAAGTTCCTTATTATTCCAGTAACCTAATTTTTTTATTTTCCTACCCATATGTGCGGTTAAGTCTTCATACCAACCATTAGTTGATGCTATTGAGTATGATAAGGGGTCAGCATGTTCCCAATCAGAAGCGTATTCATATTTTAATGCTATTTTTTTAACCTCTTCATATGTCCATTTTTTTCTTTGTGGCATATGCTCACAACAAATATCTAACCAACCTTTAGTTTTCGCTACATTGTAACCACCTTTAGATTTTTGCCATTCCCACCTACCACTATGTTTTAACGCATCCTCTTTACAACGCTCTAATGTCCAATATTTAACACCTATTTTAGGTATTGTCATATGTTTAGTACATTCATTAAGGTGTCCATTGTTTTTTGCCCCCTCATAGGAAGGGAGATTAGCTTTACGCCATTTAGTTAGAGTGTTGTGTTTCTTCGCTTCTATCATACAATTCTCTAATACACCCCAATAACCATTAGGTTTTCTACAATATATTTTTTTTGGTTCTTCCCAATTACATAAATCACATATTTCAGGTAACCAACCTTTTCTTTTAGCAGAATCATATGAACCATAACTATTTTTTCTCCATTCAAGCCTAGTTTCATTTTTTTTAGCTTCAACTACACACTTTTCTTTGGTCCAGAAGATTTTTTTTGGTATTAATTTCCAACCAAATAAATCACATATTTCTTTTAGAAACCCTTGTTTCCTAGCAGCATTATATGATGATAAATCTGATTTTCTCCATTCGGCTAGGGATTTATATTGAGATTTTTCTACCACGTTTCATATGTTTAGTACATTCATTAAACCAACCGTTAATTCTAGCTGAGTTATAAGAAGATGAATTATTTTTTTTCCATTTAGATTTACTATTATATTTTTTAGCTTCAACCAAACATAATTCTTTAGTCCAATAAGTAGATGGTATTTTTTTAATTTCCATATGAAGTATACATTCATCATACCAACCATTCATTCTTGATTTATTATATGAAGTTTGGCTATTTTTTTGCCATTCATTTCTAGTTTTATATTTTTTAGCTTCAACCAAACATAATTCTTTAGTCCAATAACCTTTCGGTTTTAATACCTCAATCATATGTTTAGTACATTCATCTAACCAACCATTTATTTTAGCTGAATTATATGAGCCAGAAGAATTTTTAGCCCATTCACTTCTAGTTTTGTATTTTTTAGCTTCGGTGATACATTTTTTTTTAACCCAATATTTATTTGGTTTATTAAATCTTTTCATATGTTCAGTACATTCGTCTAACCAACCATTTTTTCTAGCTGAATTATATGAACCAGAAGAATTTTTTTGCCATTCACTTCTAGTTTTATATTTTTTAGATTCATTTAAGACCCTCTCTTTAATATTCCAATAACCATTAGCGTTAATTTTTTTTGAAATTTTAATCCAACTAAACTTACCACATATTTCATCTAACCAACCTTTAGAATAAGCTTTTTTATATTCTTTTGGGTTAGCTTTTCGCCACTCACCTAGTGATTTATATGGTGATTTTTCTTTCATAATTTCATATGTTTAGTACATTCATCCATAATCCCTAATTTTTGAGCTGTCATATAAGAACCTATGGATTTTTTTTTCCATTCTTCTTCGGTTTTATATTTTTTAGAATCTATGAAAGTTATTTTTTCAATCCAAATATTTGAATCTTCCCATTTAGATTTTCTATTCATATGTTGACAACATTCATCTAACCAACCATTATTTCTTGCATAATTATAATACGTCACTTCATTTTTAGCCCATTGACTTCTATATTTAAATTTTTTAGCTGAATTTATACATTCTTCTTTAGTGTAAGTTTTAGTTTTATTTGTTTCCCTAATTAAGTGTGATGTTATTTTGGGTAACCAACCATGATAAGATGCGTGACTATAAGTAATTGGTTCATTTTCTCTAAAATCTCTAAGTGTACTATATTTTAATGCTATTAAATGACTTTCTTTTTCACTTCTAACTAACCCAGTTGGATTAGTATTATGTATTAAAACTTTATTACATTCACCCATCCAACCTTTTCTATGTGCTGCTTGATATGCTGAATTAAATTTTTCTCTCCATTTTTTTTTAGTTAAACCTTTTGCAGATTCAACACATCGATTTAGATTCCAATGCCCATTACCCCTTTCTTTCACATATTCAGACCACCCAAATATTTCACATAATCTATTAATATAACCTTGTGATTCAGCATCTTTATAGGCTTTTTTATTACTAACTCGCCATTCTTTAATTGAATTATATGGAGTTTTTTCAGGCATATTATTACTCCACTAACGATAAATTACCTCGACAACTTTCTACTATATCTTCAAATGTTAATTTGGGTCTTTGTTTAGAATGACCTAATGTGTATTTAACGTGACCAATAGTGGTCATTTTATAAATACTGGCAATGTTTTCAGCATCATGAAGCACACTTTTCATTGTATCTACAACATTGTAAGTAAATTCTGGTAAAATATTTCTAGTAACTGGGTTAGGTCTTGTACCACCACTTCCACTTGTTGACCCAACAGTTGGTGATGGTCTATTACCTCTAATTATTGGGATTTGGATATCATTAAAATTTCTACCGTTGTATATTTTTAAGAATTTAATATCTGTTAACATCAACCCAGCGCATACTGAGAGGTGTGTTAATGACATGTTATGTAATTCTTTAGGTGTAACCTTCATATAGTATTTTGTCATGTCTGGTGTACCTCTAAGAACTCGACAGAACATTTGAAATATAATATCTGGATTATGTGTACCTGTCATATCAATAAGGTTCATTAAATTCACATCACTAAACCCTAATCGACCTCTATTAACAACAACCAACACATTATACTCACCAGCTTTAAAATCATTAATTATACTACTTTCAGTATCATTTAATGAATGAGATAACCCTACATTCATATTATGTTCATTTTTTAAAATATCATAAACTGTGTTAGCTTGTGAAATAGTTTTACATGCAATCATTGTTTTACCAATTTGGTCATAAGTAAACGCCCAATTTTTAAATTTAGTTACCCATGATGGGTGATTAAATTGTACTGGTGTAAATTTAGTTTGAAGTCTTTGTAATAATTTGTCCATTACCGCTTCAAGTGTTTTTCGTGTATCATCAACATTAAACATGAAACTTTTTTTAACTTCGTGGTCATTGGTGTAATTACCTAACCATTTATAGTTGGATGCCACCAATTCAAGATTTAATTTAGCTGAGTATATTTCTGGAATTTGATTTGCTGCAATAAAAAATATATCAAACCCACCCTTCCTAATAAAAATAGAGGGTGTTCCAGTTAACAATAGTTGTTTACTTGGGTTTATATTCTTGATAAGTCTTTGTTCTCTTGTTGCAAAATAATTTTCATGAGCTTCATCAACTATTACAAAATCATATTTACCTGTGATTTTTTTCTCACTATTTGGTAGTGATATGTGGACACTACTATTAGGGTCAAATTCTTTTGAATATGTGAAATTGACTTTAGTTTCTTCTAATCTATCATAATAATTATCTTTCAACACATTAGTTGAGTGAGGTAACACTAAGATTTTGGCGTTTGGGTTTTTTTGTAGATATCTATCAATAACTTTAATAGATATTTCTGTTTTACCACCATTGGGTGCTATTGCTAAAACACATACTGGTGTTTTCATAATGTGGTCTACTGCGCCTTCTTGATACCCTCTAAGCACTAAATTTCTTTTCATATTATTATATTTTGTTGTTTTAAAATGATACAAATATAAAAATAACATTTCATATATCCAAACTTTTATTTATTAATTTTAATTTTATAGTCTCCATTTTATTAATCAAGTCTAATGACTTGCGGATTGGTGTATCTTCAACCCAAAATTTAGCCCTTTTTAATTCAAGGGTTACTTCGGCCAGTGTTAATTGTTCTATTTTCATATTCTAATTTACCGTTAACTATTTTAGTTCTAACATAATATTCAATTGTTTCTAATAAACCATCGTAAATTTTCTTTTCAGGTTTCCAATTAAGATTTGTTTGTAATTTATTTGAATTAACTGCATATCTCAAATCATGACCTTTTCTATCTGTAACAAACTTTATTGGAAAATCAGGTAAATTTACTATCGGTGATTCAACATTTTTATATAAATTATTGAATAATTCACATATTTTATATATTAATTCTATATTGGTTAATTCATTATCACCACCTACATTATAAGTGTGACCTTTTTTACCATTATGGAATATTTCATCAATTGCCGTTACATGGTCGCCAACCCATAACCAATCCCTTACATTCTCACCCTTACCATAAACTGGTATCTTCTCACCATGCATTAATTTTTTAATAACAACTGGGATTAACTTTTCAGCGTGTTGGTGAGGCCCATAATTGTTAGAACAATTAGAAATTGTAATATTCATCCCATAAGTTCTACCATATGCCCTTACAAAATGGTCTGAGGCTGCTTTAGAGGCTGAATAAGGTGAACTTGGGTCATAAGGTGTCGTTTCCACGAAAGGTTGTTCGTCAAGCGTTAAATCACCATAAACTTCATCTGTTGATACGTGATGGAACCTATTTTCAGAACCTTCACCCCAGAATTCTTTAGCAACATTTAATAGGTTAAGAGTACCAATAACATTTGTTTCCACAAAAATATTTGGGTCTTTAATAGAATTATCAACATGAGATTCAGCTGCTAAGTGAATAATTCCATCAATGTTATGACTTTTGAATAATGTTTGAAGAGAATCAACGTTTCTAATATCAGTGTTCCAGAAAGTCATGTTTGGTTTCCACCCTACGGAACTACCTTCTACTTGCATAATATTTTTTAAATTAGATGCGTATGTTAAAGAGTCAATTACAATAAAATGGGTTTCAGGGTATTTATCTGTGAAGTAATTCACAACGTGTGAACCTATAAATCCAGCTCCACCAGTAATTAATATCGTTTTATTCATGATACAATAATACACAAAAAAAAGGGGAAAAACAAATTCCCCCCTTTAAATTATAACGTAATTAATATTATTTATATTTTTTTACCACATTTTGAACAGAAGTTATCTTTCGCTTTCGCTTTAGCACCACATTGAGTACAATAAGATTTGGGTAAATCTTGTGTTTCCACATTTTTTTGTGAATTTGGTAATAACTTATAAGAAACCCTGTGAAATGGGTTTGATTGGAAATCAAGACTCACAGTATCGAATTTTTGATTTGAAGTAGCACCTTGCTCAACCCTACCAGTTTCAATATTATTAGATTTAATTTTTTTAACTAGAGATTTTTTTTTGACACTACTTGACTTTAAAACATCTAATGATGCGTTTGATGTGGTAGTACCTAACTCAACACTACCTGTTGTCGTAAATGTTATGTTATTTGTGTTTGTCACTGAATCATGTACATAACCACCTGTTGATGCCATATCACTAAAAAACATAGTGTTATCAGTGTGAACTGGCCCACCAAATGAACCACCATACGTATTATTAAACGTGTTGAGGTTAATATATGGTTGTTCCTCTCTATAAAATAAAACTTCAACATCGCCATTATCTATAATTGCTTGTTTTACTTCATCACCACCTGACACTTCGTATGTATCAAATTTAAATTTTTTGTCTATATCAAAAAACCTATCTAAGAATACTCTCTGACCTGGTTTTAATACCAAACCACTTTGTGAAATAAGTTTATTATTCAATTTGATTTTAGCCAATACCGTATCGGTTGTTGTATTAAAGACTTCAATTTGGAATTCTTGACCTTTTTTAAGGTAGTAAGTCGGAGTTTCTGACTTATTGTTATAGATTTTTACCCTGCCTTTATTGATAGCAAGAGTTGCTGTTGGGTTAGGATTACCCACCTTTACATTTGTATTCATAATTACTTTTAATTTTTAATTATGTACCAATCTTTTTGTTACCGAAATAACTCCAAAGTCGAATAAACGACTCAAGACCAATACGCATTAATTACGTTATATAAATAAATATGCTAAAATATATAAAAATGTAAATACTTACCCCTTTCTTTTATCAACTTGACTAGTAATATCGAAACTAATGATATTCTTTGTTGTATTAACTTCGTAGTTAGACGTTGCTTTAACATCTAAATAATATCTTTGTGGTACAAGACTCGCAGTATCTAATAAGAAATAATTATAATTGAAAGCTAATTCCACTGGTGCATAATCAATTACAGTATATTCAGCTTTACCTTCTTTGATGTATAATCTATACTCTAAAGTATCTAACACCTCTTGTTGGTTAACGCTATACGGTACTCTGGCCATAACTCTAACTTTTCTTATATCACCTCTATTAATCTTTTCACCATCTTTAACCCCAGATACGTTAAACGTGTATGTTTTTGGTGTTGAAGCGTCAGAACCAATATTATAATATTCAGCTGAATCTTTCAACTCAAATTCTAATTCAATATCTGGTCTTGTAAGACCATCAATAACAACGCCAGACCAAACATCTTCGTATATTGTACAACCTATTCTAGTTGTTGGTACAAGTAAATCTATCGAATAAACCCCCTGAGTTACATGGGTAATTTGATTGCTTGTAAATGAAGAAAATAAATCACCACCGTTATCATTTATTGTAACGGTCATACCTGTCATAGTATCAACATCCGTTGGAACCCCACCTATGTTAACGTAAAGATATAATTTATTATTTTTATCTAAGTAGAAATTACCCCTATCATCAATAATCGTATCAGCGTATCTAGTTTCTACATATGGTTCATAAAATGTTTGTGTGTGACGAGTAAAGAACCCAACATACTTAAGATTGTCTTCTATGCTAACTTCATTTCCATCATCAAAGGCCAAACCTAAGCCGTGATTAGTAGCACCTGTTAGATAACCGTTTACAATGTCAGTTATATCAATTTCAAGATTTTCATTACCATCTTCGAAATGTTGTGTTTGTAATGTAACACCAGAAGTTGAGCCAGTGTATGTTCCACTACCATCTACCCAATTAACACCATTCGTAGCTTCAATCCAATTTGACGCACCCTCACTATACACTGATGCATCGGATGATGAGAAATATTTTTGACCAGAAAAGTCATAACCAACACCTTCATCCCAATCTTGGTTAACAGCAAATAAATTTAAGTTGAAAGATGTTGTTCTATCTTTACCATCGGCAGTTTCTTTACTTAATAATGATTCATCAAATGTACTAGTATTTGTCATTCTAAGTGTATGCGTTAATTTAGATAAATCTGGATACATACCTTTATCTCTAAATTCCTCAATTCTTTCAGTATTGAATTGAAATATGTATCTAGTGAATAGTGGATTTTCACTTAGCCAATTACCACCATAGAATAGTTCGGCCACAGGGTTTTTACCTGTGTTGGTATTATTATTATATACCAAAGTATTGTTCCTATCAAAGTATGTTCTTAAGACCATTGTTCGTTTTATTATAAATATCTAGGAATATTAATTAATTTTGATATTTTTAGATAGTAATGATTTTAAATCATATTCTAACAACTTATCAATATCATTGACACCAGAAAGGTCTTGGGGTTTAAGCCCAGGGTAAGCATGTACGTGGTTTGTAAATGCATTTATAAAAACACTCAAAAATTCATTTAATCTATCCCCAAAAACCAATGGGTGAGCCTCATTAATTATTTTTTGAATTTCTTCATCGCTAACCATTGAATTCTGGTCATTTAATGTAAATCTAGGGCTACCATTTTTATGTGTTAATAAATTAATCTTATTACTAACAATATTAATTGCACCACCAACTTCAGTTGCCTCCTGTTCTGAATTAGCTTTTAAAACAATATCATGTTTTATTTGAATATACGATGGGTTAATTTTATTAAACTTTGGTATATCACCTTTAGGGGTTTTAGAGTCAAATTGACCAGCTCTTAATAATAATTCTTTTTCTTTTAAAATTATGTCTGAGTTATTTCTACCTTGAATTGCTATTGTATCCAATGATGGGTAAACCCCTCTATTTTCTGGTATTGTATTTGGGGCTGGTTTAGGTTGTTTTATACCACTAGCTAATACCGATTTTGATGAAAATAAATTATTATCTTTATATAAATTTTGTGGTTGTGAAATTATTGGACCTAAATATAACCTATCAATAAATGGGTTTTTAACATCTGGTATAAAAACCATTACAGTTTCACCAACTTTAGGCACTACATGAAAGAACTTTTGTAGCATAGGAAATGAATAACTCAAATCCTTCTCAAATAAACTGTCATCTATACCCGTTATACGCACTTTAATGCGATTTGCGCCTAGTTCATCAAAATTTGATGTTACCTTACCATAATAGAATATAGTGGTATCTAAACGATTTTTAGAACCTTTATTAAAAACACTCGTACCACCAAAAGCATACTTATTATTCATTATCTTTGTAATCTTTTATCTAACACTGTTTTACCTTTAAGGTATTCAGCGTCCATTTTATCTAATTTATCTATTAAATTATGCACTTGATTTTTAATAGCGTCATATTCTTCTTTCATTTGAATATGAACTGCATTAATATCCATATTTGACATTTCTTCGTAATTCATAATTTATCTAATTACCCCTTCACCAATACCTATATTCGTTGTCATACCTTGGCTGATTACAGGACCACCCATATTACCTAACCCAGTTGTAGTTACTTGAACACCAGGTGGTATTATAACTTCTATTTTAGCATCCAATTGCAATGCACTAATTATTTCTTCTACAACAACAACAATCATAGATTCCATCATGTTAGTGTTTTCTGAAAAAACATCACCCGCTGGTGCACCAGTTTCAGATTGTCTAGCTATTACATTAGAAGCTATATTTCTAGCACTTAACCCAGGTCTTAATTTAGCACCAATTAACAATAATTGAGGTGGTAAACTTTCCACAGGTTTTCTAGGCACTGAGAATGCTGCATTTAATGTTTTAAGCACATTAGTCATTGAACTTGAACTTGAACTTGAACTCGCCATTTTTTATTTTTTTATAATTCCAGCCATTTTTCTTAAAACGTCTGTTGGTACCCCAACTAGACTAGCTATTTGAGATTTTTTATATTTAACTTTTTCTATTTGAGTTTTAATAACGTTATCCGTTACTAATTTTTTAACTTCTTTTAATACTTTATCCATTAATATTCCAATAACCGCATCCCTAACTGACTGTAATGCAGCTGTTAGTAATACACGATTTTTTTTAATGAAAGCTTCAGTGTCATCAAAAACTTCACCATAGATAATTGAGTGATTTACTGCTAGAATGATAATTAATTTTGGTGCTAATATTGAATTAAATATAGCAGCCATTACTTGCCTTAACATTTTTTCAATAAAATTAATTTTTATATTAAGTTTATCATTATTACCAACACTATTAGCTGATTCGTTTGCTAAATCATTTAAACCATTTCTTATTATTGTAGTGGTAATCTCCATTAGGTTATCACTTTGTGATTGATTATTAAGGCTATCTAAATCAGAGTTTAGTTTAGTTAATGTATTAAAATCAATTGTTGATTCGGCATCACCGCAAGTAGTGATAATGTCAACACCTTTCCTTCTAATCTCACTTCGATAATCAATAGAAGATAAATCTTCATTAGTAAACGTGAAGTAACTATCATCTATTATTATATCATCATCACAATCTATTATTCTATTGATAATATCCTCAATCTTTATTTCGTTTTGTATTTGTTTTTTACTCTTATCAATCTTTATACTAATTGAACCAAAAATAGATTCTACTATATTATTAATTAACTTAGCTGAATTAAATAATTGAATACTATCAATATAATCATTATTTAAATCTGGTAGTTTTTTATTTATAGCGTAGTGTTCATTAGGTTTTATGTTTATAGTATTATTTGGTAAGTTTGTTCCTGATGGCGCATATTCATCAAAACGAATGTCTAAAATTTTATTATTTGTTGTGGATAACCCCCAACTATCAACATTACCATCGTTTTGTATTGTATTGTATAAAAATGTGTTGAAGTCTGTGCTATTTGATAAATTAAATACGTCATTATATAATAGTTTACCAGCGTCTGAAATTGGGTCAACTTTAAACATCCCTAAGAAATCAATTTTATTAAGTTCGATAGTAATACCATCATTAATAAATGAATCTGGTATTTTTGGGTTTACACTACAACTAACCATAGATTTTAAAGCTTTTTTAATTGCTTTTTTAACATCTAATTCTATTTCATCTAAGTTGTGGGTTAAAACATCTACTAAAGATTCTTTTAATGATTCAAAACCAATTAAAGATTTAAGTAAATCAGTTAAAAAATCTAAACTATTTGTTTTTTGAGATATTGATTGTAATGAGTTTAGAATAACCTTTTTAGGGTATCCTTCAGCAGAAACCCTTAATGCAGCAATTTGCCCAAATACATTAGATTTTTCTTTAGTAACGTCCATTATTTAAATTATTTTGACTCTGAGTTACGATTCTCTATTAATTCCCTAACCCTAGCAAAACTATCTTTACTAACAATATCTGGACTATTGTTTATTGCCACCGCAACATCACCACTATTTTTGATAATTTCGTTTTGAAGTTTACCAATGTCTAATTTAATTTTAATTGCCGAGTCTTTAACTTTTAATGCATCTGTTTTAGCCTTAGCTAATTTTGCCCACTCATCAACGTCTTCTGGGTTTGATGCAGCTGAAATTTCATTGATTACCTTTTGAGCGTCCTGAATTTGAGTGCATGAGTTATTGTAAACCTCTTGCATAACATTCTGAAGGGAGTCATTACTATTTACTTCAATTTTTTGTTTTTTACTTCTAGCCATAACATGTCTGTTTATTATAAATAGGTAAAAATAGTGTTTTATTATAAATAACCCTCTTCTATCTTATCACCCTTAATTAACTCATATATGGTTTTATACCTACGCATAGCAATCCTAATATCCTTTGTGATTAGGTTTGTATTTTCTCTAATAGTTGCTAAAATAACATTTTTGTTAAATTTAGACCCACCTTGTAAGGTAGAAAAAAGGATTTCCCAATTATTAAGTATATCAACTAAAGCTTCACCAACTTTTCTTTCGTTTTCGGTCATTTTTTTATTACCATCAACTCCCTCATTTTCAATCTCTTTCTGAATTTCAATGACAACTGTATTAATTAAGTCTGATAACTCATAGTCGGTGTCTGATAAGTGATAAACAAATTCATCTTTCTCATGTACTTTAGAAATTGACGTATCAAAATCTAAAGTTTGATTAAGCATTTTAGTGTCTTTAATCATTAACCCTATTATGTAATGCTTACATATAGTCCCATAATAAGAAAACGCACGTTTCCCTTTTGATGTGTCAAATTTATCAGCTTTTAAAATTAGATACGATAAGGTATCACTATGTACATTTTCAAATGAATAGTCTTTTCTATATAACTTATAACGCCTTATAATTGATTCAACCATAATGTTGAATGCTTCTCTTAAGTGTTCATTATAAATTTTATTTCTAATAGCTGGGTCATCTTCATTTAAGTATCTTACAACTGCGGCTTCTTGTTCATCCCCAAAATACAACCCATTTTTTCTTTTACGCCCTCTTTTTTTAGTCATTAAAATTTAGTCTTTTTTCTCATAAAGCTCTTCCCTATCAACTATATGAAAGCACTCTTTTTTTGCTAAAGCTAACCACCATCTTGATTCATCTAATGTTAACTCTTTCTTATATTTACTAAAAAGACCACCTTCTCTTTCATTAACGTGCTTATACGCTAATTTAGGGATAACCATTATAGAACATGCATTATGTGTCATTCTCAATAAGAACTCATATATAAAACTTAATTTTATACTCTCTTTAAGTCCACCGAATTCCATATAAGCTTCTTTTAAAACCGCCATACCATCAATGTTAAAGTTTTGATATCTTAATAATGCGGCATTATCTAAAAACCCTAATTCATCTGAAAATTGTGAAGCCCATACAGCTTCGTTTGTAAAGTTAATAAACTCACCTTCAGGTGTTACGTCTAAAATCATAGGTAAGAATATAGTTACTAGTGGTTCATGACTTCTATATTTGATAACATTGTCAACCCATATACTGGCTAACTCATCATCTTGTTCTAAAAATATAAACCAATCGGTTTTACATTCTTTAACACCTAAATTTAATTGAGCTTGGAAATTAGTATTTCCGTTGTGCGCAATTATCTCATAATTTAAACCTTCAATTTCTTTAGATAATTTTTCAACTAATTTATGGTCATCAGATTTCTCTTTAACTACTAATATTAAAGCATCAGGGGTTTGTTTTTGTGCCGCAACACTTAATATTGAATTCCTTAATAAAGTTTCATCCACTTCAAATACTGGGATGATTACACTAATTTCATTTTTCATTTTATTTCGTTTTTTGCTCTTCAATGTTTAATAATGCTTCGAATTCATTTCTTCTATTAGCTACGAACGCACCATATAAATTTTTAATATTTTCAATTTCTTTTTCTCTAGTGAATAAATCTTTAGATTCTTTAACACCATCGATAAAATCTTGAGGTACTGAGTCTTCCAACCAAACTCTCATGAAATCAGAAATTAAACTAGGTATCGCTAATACATTATTAGTCCAAATACCATTATTTTTTAATTCAATTTGCTCACCAGCTGAATCCACTTCCATCCAACTTGGTATCATATCAGGTATTTTACCAATAACTGGCGTTTCACATTGAATTGATTCTAATGGAAATGTACCGAAGCTTGAAATATCATCTACCCAAACAGATAAACAAGATTCACCTAATTGCTCAGCAAATGTTTTTCTTGGTAAACCCCTTAATTCCCTAAACGTAATCCATTTATACATTGGGTATTGTAAGTAAAATGTTTTAACAATTTTTAAAGCAGATTTTTGGTCTCTAGTTAAAATTGAAATAATTGGTTTTTTTGGTTTAACACTAGGTTTAAAATACTCAGGAATTGACGGTGCAATTGTGTAAGTGTTAACACTAGGGAATAATTCTTTAATGTGGTCTGCTTGTTTATCACTAGTTGTGATAACATCTCTAAACCCATAGTTTAAATCCCATCTTTCACCTATTTTTAATAATTCTAAAATATATGTGTATGATTGTGAAAGTACTATTTTTTTACATGGAAATTCTTTAACCTGTTCCATTACATTAGCAAAAATCTCAGGGACAATTAAATAATCAATTGCAGTTAAATTTAAATTTTGTTCCTCAACTGAAACATGAGGTAAATTAGCATATGCATCACCTAACCATTCATGAACACCATGGTAATCATTTTTTTCATGTAAAATATAAGCATTGTAACCTAAATCTGTTAAGGTTTTTACTTGCTCATAAATATTTGCAATCCCAGCAGTTGGGTTGCCTTTAGTATCTAAAGTGAAAAAATAGAAACCAAAGTCTTTATTATCTATTTTTTCAATTAAGTCTAAAACTTTCATTTGTTTTTTCTTTTCTTCCATTTTAATCCATTTTTTTTAATATGTCATAGGCTAATAGTGTGTTAAACGCTATTTTAAATCCTATTCCAGTTTCTTTTAAATTATTAGCTCCCAATGCTGAATCACCTTCTTCTTTTTCATCACCTAAATCAGCGATAAACCCTCTTATCAAGTCAAACCTAACACCATTTATTTCTTTGTGTTTTATATCTTCATTGTGAGTGATTTCAGTACTTATACGTTCCTCATTAGCATTAAATAATTCAACCTTTTGAGTTGTCTTTAAGTTTTCTTGTTTATCATCACCTAGTAATAAAAACGCATCAATTTCATCGAAATCAATGTAATAAAATTCACCGAATAATTCAATCATTTATAATCTCATTAAATTTTTCTTCGTTATCAACGAAGTCTAAAATACTATCTAATTCATAATCAGCGTCAGTATTTTTATTATATGAAGCATTAATTTTAACTGAAATTTTACCTTCAGGCTTAGCTTCTAAAGCTTTTGGGTTTGCAGTAACTAATAAATCAATATCGTCCCATTTTTTAGCTGTATCATTAACAAATCTTATGTTATTTCCAGTAAAACCTAACTTAGATAAGAAAAATAATGTTGAAGGAATTGCCTTGTGCGCATCCCTACTAATTATTATAATCTCATGTTCCTCTTCATCGTTTATATCAGCGATAAATCTATTTAAAATAGCACCGATATTTGCGTATGATTGGTCTGCGTGAGCAAATACCTCCATTGGCGCATCACTATATAAAAATTCATTAAGTTTTTTTTCTGATGGGAATTTAAAATATTTTAATAAATCCCATTCATCAATAACAACGTCTTCTAAATCTTCCTTATAGTATTTACCATAAACATATTTAAATTGCCCTATGAAGTCTCTTATCACCTCATTTAAAGTTATCCCTATTTTCATTATATAATTTTAATTAAAAATTCCATAAAGTAAATAACTTTGTTACTTTTTTTATACATCTTCATCAATTATTTTATAGTTATTGATTATTTTAGTTATTAAAGGGTTTCTTACGATATCACCTTCGTCAAATTCAAAGAAACCAATTTCTTTAATATTTTTATGTCTATGAATTGCATCATATAATCCAGTTTGTTCAATTCGTCTATATTTATCAGATTGGTCCATATCACCCGATATTATATATTTTGAATTGTAACCAATTCTTGTTAATAAGGTTTTCATTTGAGATGGTGACATGTTTTGCGCTTCCTCCATAAGTAATACAGCGTTGTCAATAGATTTACCTCGTATAAAACCTAATGGCTCCACCATTAAGTCTTCACATTCCTCAAGTTTAAATCTATTATCTTTACCAATTATTTTGTCAACAATATCAATTGATGATGCCATGTATGGTGCCATTTTTTCTTTTAAGTCCCCTGGTAAGAAACCTAGACTTTCTTCAGCTTCTACAGCTGGTTTCACAATTAATATTCTATTAAATGAGTTTGAAGTGTTTTGGATGAGTTGTAATGCGACTGCCATAGCAACATACGATTTACCAACTCCAGCTGGGCCAGAGCAGAATACAATCTCTTTTTCCCTTATTAATGTAGCATATTCTTTTTGCTTAACATTTTTACATTTTAATTGTACTTTCTTAGGTAAAATTTCATTTACCGAACTTACTTTTGCAGTCTTCCTAACTGTTGTAGTATTTTGTTTTTTTGCCATAAAAAAATGTGAGTCTTTTCTTAAACTCACATTTAATATAATTACAAAAAAACAAAACTAAACATAAAATGGCTATTTAGCCATTTTATTTTCATACTTTAACTCTAATTCAGATAATTTATACTTTTCAAAGATATTATCACCATTAATAGTAACGTCAGCAATAAATTTAATAACGTAGTGGCCATTGAATTCTACTATTTTATCAAATTTCTTAATATCATATTCATATTCTAACCCATCATCTGAACCAATTGCTTTATCACTAATGAAACCGACTTTATTAATATCTAATAAATCAGAAGCCCTAGGGTTCTGTTTAGCTTTTTTGATTTCTGAAATTAACATTCTTGTTTTTCTATCATACTCATCAGGGTATTGTGATAAATAAAATTCCATTAACCTCTCAGTTTCATTAATCTTTCTAATTACCAATTTCTTAGTATAAGATTCTATTTCAAATTTAGGTCTTATTTCTCTACTAACATAAATAGTTTTTTTAGATTTCATTGAAGATACCATATCGTCAAATGAAATTTCACCTAAAGTTCTACCACTCCAATTTTCAACCCCAATTAAATCGTGTTTTGTTTTATTTTCATCATAATCATCGATTTCAGTTTTATCTAAAACATTTAAATCTTTATTATCGAATGATTCCACAGTAGACTTAATAATATCCTCGTTTTTAATAACTAACTCAACATCATACGAATCAAATTCATCACAACTAATTTTAGATAAGTTATGTTTTTCAATGGTATATGTTTCAACTATGGGAAGCCCATCCGAATCATAACCAGTAATCTTAGCCGTCTTAGACTTAGATTCAGTCAAAATTTTATATAAACGCCACCTAAGTTCTTTTACTGGCATAGTTATTTCACCCCTTAATAGAGCATCAGCCATTGAACCTTGATTCATTGTTTCATGTACAGTACCTTCGCTCCCTAAAGCGTCTGAGTGTTGATTAAGTGAAGACTTCTCAACCCTAGATAATGCTAGTGATAGTAAAGTTATTTTTCTTTTTAAATATCTTATTATTGACATTTTTCTAATTTACTTAAATCCATTGTAATATCTTATAACCTACTAAATTGTATTTTTCCATTATCTAGTGGATTCAATATTTTGTAATACATCCATCCAATGGTCCACCATTTCGTGCATCATTTCCTTAAAGGTATATGTTGGTTTCCAATCTAACGTAGTTCTCGCTTTTGTTGAATCACCTTTTAAGTATGGTAATTCTTCAGGTCTCATATATTTTGAGTTCTGAACTACATAATCTTCATAATTCATACCCAAATATTTAAATACCACATCACACATTTCACGTACTGAATGAGTTTCCATAGTTGAAATTGCGAAATCATCGGCAACGTCATGATTAATTACTTTATACATTGCTCTAACATAATCTTTAGAATGACCCCAATCTCTATATGAATCCATATTTCCAAGTTCTAATTTACCTACCAACCCAAGTTTGATTTGAACCGCAGTTTTAACAACTTTATTAGTAACAAAATTACTACCCCTTCGTGGTGATTCATGATTGAACAAAATACCGTTGGTTACATGTAATCCGTAAGCTCTACGATAATGACGAACCATATTATAAGCGAAGACTTTAGCACACCCATAAGGTGAAACTGGATTCATTACCGAAGTTTCTCTTTGAAACCCATCGTCTTCTACTGTTAACCCAAACATTTCAGAACTTGACGCTTGATAGAATTTAGCGTTAGGACATAATCGCCTATACGCTTCTAACATGTTAACCACACCAACTGCGTTTGTTTGAACCGTAAATTGTGGAATATCAAAACTTACCCTAACGTGAGATTGCGCACCTAAATTATAAATTTCATCAGGCTTAATTTCAGTTAATAATCTTTCAATTGAAGTTTGGTCCGTTAAATCGCCATAATGGACGTAAAAATTTGGGTTTTTTCTAGCAGCGGCTAACCTACTTTGTTGGTTCTCAGCCACTGAATTTCTACGTACCATACCATGTACCGTATAACCTAATTCTAATAAATACTCAGTAAGATATGAACCGTCTTGACCTGCTATCCCCGTTATAAATGCTACTTTTTTACTCATTTTATTTATATTTTTTATTTATATTTTTTATTTGAACTAAATATAAATAAAAAATATGAATAAGTAAACATAATTACCTATTAAAAATATCCATTTTAGTTAAGTCAGGCCAGTCTTCAACTACCCATTGTCTAGGGGTCGTTTCAATTGCCTTTGATAATTTATCCAATCCCATTTGTGCCGTTTCTGGGGTCATATAATAATGATAACCAAATGTGTCTATATTTTGGTCTCTCCAAGGTATATCTGGTAACCTACCATCATATGACATCTTCTTTAACTTTATCGCATCTTTTTTATTATCACATAATATCATCCCACCTCTACCAAGGCTTAAATGTTTTTGATATTGGAAGCTCAAATTCATAAATGTATTTGGCACATAACTATTTTTTTTCCAAAGTACTGCCGCATCTATTACATTTCCATAACTTAAATTATAATAATCAACCCAATTTTCATCAGTCCATCTTAAGCTAATACCTAATTTATTTGCTAAAAATGGCACAGAAATATATGTATGTTTTGGTACATGTATACTTTGCACATCTTTTAATCTTAGACATAGTTCAATACCATGTGTACAACTATCCACCGCTATTGCGTATGGTGCGCCAAAAAATTCGGCAACTTCATTTTCGAATTGTGTTACTACTTTAAAACTCATAATTATCTATTTCTTCTTTTGTTACTCTGACATTATCGATATCATAGTTTTTTATTATGTTAATATAATTTTCATTATCCAATGGTTTACCAAATAACCCACCTGTAAAACTACTAAGGTTAATTGTTAGACTCCAATTATCATAAAATTCAGATTCTAACGTCTGTTTATATGTTGATTCTAAACCCTTTTCTATTCCTATGAAACAAACCTTAAAGTTAGTAAACCCATAAACCTCTTTTAAAGAAGTTACGATATGTTCCATATCATCAATTGTAAGATTATTCTCCCATGTATTATAAGAATAATTAAAAAGAGTCTTATAATCCTTTAATTTTTTAAACCTTTTTTTACATTTCAAAAAATGATTATAATCTTTTTCAGTATTCAAATCGTGGTGTGGAAATATAGCACCATGAACATCAGTATGGTCAGCATCATAAAATTTATTACTGGTTCTCATCGATGTTGGTAATGGAAGTCTTGTTTCTGGGTCAATGGTTAGTTGATTACATAACAAGGTAAAGTTGTTTTCAGGTTTAAGAATTTCGTTGAAATCGTCTTCTAAAATATGTTTAATGGTTTCAACCTTTAAAGTATTCATAAAATCAAAAAACCCTGAAAATTCTCGATAATTATAATGTTTTAATATATCTGAATTTTGACATCTACTCCCTAAGCTATGTATTGTTTTATATTTCATTTTTAATGTATTTTAAGTAAAGATGGTCTTCTGAAACTAGCATATTCATAGCGGTCTCAAAATTCTCTTTTACTGCTTCAATTTTAGAATTATATAAATCAAAAGATAATGATTCTATTTTGAAGTCGTCATTTAGTGTTATTATCCCATCAGTGTTAAAGAAATCACCTATATTTTCAATGCCATAAAAAATCGGTATTGTGCCAGTCATAAAACAATCAGTGATTTTTTCACTAACCATATTGGGGTACGTCCCATTCTCCATTGCAATGGAAAAACAATAATCTTTTAAACCATCAATCTTATTAGGTATTTCACGGAACCCTCTTCCGAAGTGGTCACAATGTGGACTGAATTTAGCAATCATTTCATGCCTATAAATATGAGCTGGGCACATCTTTTTATTAGACGCAATCATGGAAACCAATTTAGTCTTAGGGTACACCAACCCATCACTTTCAGCGATAAATGATTTACCACTAACTTGTAACGCAAAGATGTTAGATAGTTCGGTTAAACTAACGTCATGTGTGAATACTAACTTATAATGTTTCTTTAAGAAATCTAAGTTATTAGCACACCACTCATATAACCCAGTGTTGATGTCTTTAGATTCAGATAACCAACCATAATTTATTGTATTTGGATTTGGTGGTGTTTTAATTAGAAAGTCGATGTGCATAGATATTGGTGCTGTATGGCTACCCTTGACCCATTTTACATATAATGGTTCGTAACCAGATGTAGACGGACTATGTTGAAACCCACCACCTATCATATTTATTTCCACCCTATCATTCATCTATTAAATCTTTAAATTCTTCTTTTAAAAACGGCATTACCTCTTGTGATAAATGGATATCATCCATAATAAATTTAGGGTCAGTCCTACCATTTTCTAACATTAATTTTTCTGAAATATCTTTAAATATAATATCATTCTTATTACAGTTATATTTAAGGTGTTTATTAAATTCCTTTGTCATAACATTTCTAAAAATTTCATCTTTATATTCTTTAACTGGGCTATCACCTTTACGTGATGATGGTGGTGAACCATATACTCCAACATTAGAGTATTTATCATTTAGATAATCTACGGTTTTCATATATCTATCAACACACCTATATATCCCTTCAGTTATTAATATATCTTCAGCTTCAGCATTAAACCCAATATGGTTTCTAATATCTATTTCACCAAAACATAAGAATATATAATCTTTTTCTGATATCTCATATTCTTCAATTACCTGTTCAATTACTGGTAATTTATCGAATGAATTATAAGCCGTATTTGAACCAATTTTAATTGGACAAAAATACGGTATTCTCTGTTCGAATACATTGTGTGGTCTTAACGAACCACCACTTAAAGTATAACAAGTGCCAAATTCTGGTTGAATGTGTCTTAACCCATTCAACCCTTTATCGGTTCCAGAAAATACTGATACATGACTATCTCCAATTATATAAATCATACTTTATATACGGTTTTAATATTTTCACTTAGAATACTAGCGACAATAGAAATTGACGATAAATCTGCTTTCAATAAGTAATCACATTTTGTTAATGTAAGGATTTCTTGTAAACATTCAATACCTAATTTATATCTATGGTTTTTTCTAGTATCATGCAACCTAGCGTGTGGGTCATGATGTCTATTAGCTTTATCAGCTCTAAACATATTATCGTAACAAATAATTGGAACGTCTAACGCAGCTCTTAATTCTGGAATAACTAAACTATCATCTGTGGCTAAAAATATTTGTTCTATTTCTGGGTGTTTTAATAAAATTTCATTTATTTTTATAACGTAACTACTCAATGGTGATACATTATGATGGTGTTTCATATCAGTTAATCTAACTTGAACACCTAATGTTACTTTACCTTTAATATTATTGTCATAGAAATCATCTATTAATGTTTTAATATAAGATTTTAATTGGAAATTATAATTAAATTTTTCTTTAAGTGCTATGAAATTTTCTGGGTACATATACATATCTCTATTTTCGTATGTTAGCCCACCTATAACTAAACTATTCATGTTGTTAGTGGTTTCACCTTCAATATTAACTTGGTCAAAGTAATATTCCCAACAATTATTTGTGTTATGTAACAACGGTCCTTTTTCCGTACAGATACAATCTGTTTTACTCATATCAATATAAAGTTTTTCATCCTGTCCCACAAGTGATAATGTGCTCAATATGATAAACATATTACCAGCAAATCCAACACCACCTACTTCATGTTTTGAAGATATTTTTACAAATTCTAATTTATGATTCATATCCTAATTTTTTATTAATTGAGTTCTTGTCTAACTCGTTACCGTATAACCAATCGGTCATATCGGTAAAATTATTACTAGTTGGGTGAATGAAAATTCCATCCATCAACATACCAACACTAGTACTGAAAGCACTGTTACTCCCTAATAGAATGTCAGAGTTTACCATAGCAACCCACGTTTCATTATCAGAGATATCGGTATCGTATTTAATATTAAAATCTTCAAAACCTGTGGCGACAAAACCTTCTTTTTGTACGTATATAGTTATATCATACTTAATACCTCTTTCTTTTAAAGTCGTCTCTAAAATGTTAAGACTATCTAAATAATACTTATTACCTATAAATCTATGTCTATCATTGATTATATCACCTCTTCTAATATGAACGCTTACGTTAATAACGTCACTAGTAACTTTAGTTGGTATGACCAAATAATCTTTTTTTATTTCATCACGAAACCCTCTAATTTTGTTATATAATTCAAACTGTCCCTCAATTGGTGGTACATCATTATTTGACGATGGGTGTGACAAATATAACACCTCAGATAAATCTTCAATGTCGGTTATTTTTTTTTTCTCTAAATTTAGTATCAAATCCCATCTCTTACAATCAGATAAGTAATCAACTCTTTTGGTCATTGAATTTTTATCACTAAATTCGTTTGGTACTGCTTGATGAGAAAAAGGTGTTATTACAAATTCAGTATTAGTGATAATAGAATAACCAATAGCGTTTGTCAATAAAAACATTCTAGTCCCTAACCCATGTGGGAAAATTTCATTAGTTATATATTTACTCATAATTAATACCCAAGCTCTTTAGCTCCTTTTAAAATTAACTCTTTATCTCTTGTTGCAATTCTTTTCGCTGGCGAACCAACATAAATTCCCCATGGTTCAGTATCTTTTGTTAATAATGAATTAGCCCCAAGTACAGAACCTTCAGCTAATGTAACACCTGGCATTACAACTGAATTAACTCCAGTAGATGAATACTTCCTAAATATCACTGGTTCATTAATCACATTTCTATATTCTCTCGGTATAAATGGATTCAGGAAACCTTTTTTGAAGTCATCGCTTGCACATATAACTCGTGTACCAGTAGCAATTGCACTGAAATCTTCCATTATTAATACTGAATCACCACCACCAATTATACTAACTTGTGGGGCTATATGAATATAATCTCCAAGTATAGCTGAAGTAGAGAAATACACACACATGTCAATTGAAATGTGACTTCCTAATTCTATTAATTCTGGTCTAACTATTTGAGCTGACGAATCTACTCTAACGTCTTCACCCACTTTTTTAAAATTCTTATAATCCCCCATCTATTTTTAAATTTGTTCCAGATACATATTCATTGTCTACAATGAAATTTACCGTATTATATAATTCTTCAGCGGTACCAAATCTCTTTAACCCTACTTTATCTTTAGCCATTTGAACGTACTTCTCATCTACTCTATATGCCATACCACCATCCCAATAACCTAATTGGATTGTATTGCATGTAATGCCGAATCTTACGTTTTCTTTATTGGCGGTACCTATCAATCTATCTACGAATGCTTTTGACGCACAGTATATTGAATTCTTAGGTACGTTCATTTCAGAAAAAACAGATGATATCGCAATCACTCTTCCATACCCTCTTTCAATCATATGAGGTAAACATGCGGCTAACATATTTATATTCCCTTTAATGTTAACATCTAACATCTTATCAATGTCTTCTACGTCATCAGAAGTGATTTTACTTAAAAATGTATCATATTTAACACCACTCATATTCAAAACAATATCAACATTGTAATGTTTTTCCGCATCAGAAAACCATTGCTTAACTGATTCTAAATTGGTAATATCAACGACAGAACTACCTAACGGTATAACATGATATTTTTCAGCCAATAAAGGGACTAGTTTTTTACCTAACCCACCAGTTCCACCAAATACTGCAATTGTTTTCATATTAATCTTCGTAATTTATTACCATCGAACCCCAAGCCCATCCAGAACCTACAGCCGATAATACAATTTTATCACCCTTTTCAATTTCGTTATTCTCGAATGCATCATTTAACGCAATTGGTATTGATGCGCCAGCTATATTTCCATATTTATCTTGCACCAACTTTACGTTATCCATCGACATTCCGACTTCCTTTGCAACCACTTTTAGTATATTAATACTTGGTTGATGTGGCACTAATAATTTAATATCATCTACCTCAAGTTCAGCTTCTTCCATTACTAGTTTAATAGATTCTGGTAACACACGTATTGCTTGTTCCCATACTTCCTTACCCTTCATAGTAAACGGGTCCGATAACGGCATTCTAAATCCTGTCATACCTGAACCATTTCCATTTGACGCTATATTACTAACGTTCCAACCGTTTTTTGATGTGCCTAAAACTAAGCCACCAGCTCCATCACCAAAAAATACACAATTTCTATCATGAACATTTGTATGTTTGGAATATGTTTCGCTTGCAACAATTAGAATTTTTTTATAAGTTCCACTACTAATTAATGTTGATGCGAATGACATTGCATATACAAATCCAGCGCATACAGCATTAATGTCAAATGAAGGTACGTCTCGCTTAATGTCTAACATCTTATGTAACGTACATGCAGTTGATGGTGATATCTGGTCAGGACTTGATGTGACCACTATGATTAAATCTAATTCTTCTTTATCGGTTAATGAATTGGCTAAAGTCCTAATTGCGGCTTGATACGCTAAATCGGCTGTAGATTCATCTACTGTTATTCTACGTTCAATTATACCTAATTTATCTTCAACCCATTCTGGTGTTGTTGTGATGTGTTTACACAAATCTTCATTTGTTACCACATTGCTTGGTAAGTATGAACCTGTTCCAAGGATTGTTACATTATCATTTCTCATCTATAAATGTTTTATCTAATTTCTGTCCCTCATACGGTCCAGTTTTATATTCGTATACAATTGTATCATCTTCTAGAATTAAGTAAGTGTGACCACCGTATAGTGTAAAACTAGCGTCACCAGCCTTTAAAATCGGCTCCGCAATTATTGTATTATCTAAATCATAAAATATGCACTTCACACTTCCCCTAATTACCACCCAAGATTCTTGAGCTATCTGTTCTGGATAATGTCTATCTTTGGTTATGTGCCTATGAGGTGGGAAGGTTTTCCCTTTCTCCATTTTTAATGTTGCACATTGAATGAAATTATTTTCATCGACTACTTCAGTTCTACCTTCAATTTCATCTAATCTATTGATTATATGTAATAGTTTATCAGGTTCTATTTTAGAATATATTTTTTCCATATTAAATTTTTATCCATGTTTCAGGTACTATATCGTTAGCGTTATATTTGGCTAATGCTGGCCCAAACCATTTTTTAGGACCAATAACCACTTTATTTTCATTTTGATTTAACCAAGCACCCCACCAAGAAAATGATGAGTTAACAGTAATGTTATTTTCACAAAGAGACATTAGGTATATTTCAATATAATCCTTTTCATCTGAAATATAAACAACATTTTCATATTTTAAATTATTTTTACACCATGGTATGTCATCACTAAAAATAACTACGGTGTCCGTAATATCTTTTAACCTATCAATAGCTTCATTAAAATATTCAATTGTTTGTTGATGATAATGGTTAGGGTGCCTTACATAATCACCACGTCTGACGTGTAATGATGTAGTCCTAGTTCTTAAAATTGTAGAATACTTCTCGTTGATTATTTTAAGAATACTATCTGGAATTTTAAGAAATTCTAGAATTTCAGCCCTATTATGTATGAAATATTTTTCACTTTGAAAAAACCCATTTACAATGAAATTATCTTTTGGTAAATCAATTGGTTGGTAATGAAGAGGGTAAGTAAAGGTTGGGAGTACTTCTCTTGGTGGCGTAGTATTCAGAATATTAAATATTTCCATATATTCCCAACCATGTTTTATAATTGGGTTATATTTGTTATCGTTATTAACTAAATTTAATTGCGCTGTAATATTAGGGAAACTACAATCAACCCCCTTATCTATTGCCATAGATTTAACTGCGGCAATTTCAAAAAACATATTTGCCAATCCACCTTTTAAATTACAATAAATCATTTATATAACCTTTTATATGGGGGCATACTACGAATTTTACCAACATTTTTATTAACATCACCCATAATAACTTTATGTTCATTTAATGGGTTTTGTTCGTTATAAACATAATTAATTTCAGTCATAAATTTATAATGTTCATCCCCTGACATTTCTAACATTGGATACATAAACGCCAAATCACAAGCAGCGTCCCAATAGTCACCATTTTCATCTTTTAAATCACCCAACTTAATATTTCGCCATAAAAATGCTCTCCACGTCCTAATATGAGATGCTGTAAATGTAGCCTTTCTAATGTTATTTATTATTTGTTCTTGGGCAAACCCCATAGCACCATGTGAATAAATAAAACGCCCATTAGCTATCCATATATCATCATCAGAATAAACCTTAGCAACTCGCTCTAACGTTTCACTATCTGGTAACCAGTCATCACCATCAACCTCTACAATAACTTCATTATCGTCAATAATGGAGTTATTCCTAATTACTTGGTCATAGTTACCCGATTGATAATGTTTTGTTTTGTTTTCTATAAGTATAAATCTATCATCACCTTCAATTAATTCTTTAGTTTTATCAACAGAACCGTCTGTTGATAAATCATCTGTGATATAACATGTAAAATCTTTATGTGTTTGTTCTTTTAATGATGTAATACATTTTTCAATATACTCTTCACCATTGTATAGTGTTGTTACTATTATCATTTTAATATTTCTTTATATTCATCAATAATTTGAGTTATAATTGACTCAGAATTAAATTTATTTATATCTTCAGGTACTTTATGAAATTCTTTACCTAAAACAAACCCTTTATCATCCACATTATATATCCAACCACCTTTACCACACATCCAACCTTCGATAGTTGTTCTACCTAAAAGTATACCAGCAGTCACATCAGCTTTTTTCATATAACTCTCAATGTTAGCTTGTGGGCCATAATAAATTACATGTTTTTCATCATTAATTATTTCAGATGCAGTAACACCATTCTCTCTACCAACAATCCATAACTCACCATTTTCTTCCTTAGTTTTACCAACTAAATCAACTAACATATTTTTTCTTAAATAATCAATAGTACCAACAAATAAAGTGACTTTCTTACCATTTACAACTTTAGTGTAATTAGTGTTAAATCTACTTGAATCAATTGGGTTGTAAACAACCTTAATTTTTTCTTCAGGTATGTTATGCTCCGAAATTAAGTAATCCTTAATTTCAGGTCGAATAGCGATATATTTTTTAATATTATCATGTAATATCGGGTGTTCCAATGAAATAACTTCAGAATGTATAGATGATATTGCTGGGATTTGAGGATATAATTGAGTCATTAGTTTAGCAACTGGTGTATGACTTAAATGCATAATATCAAAGTTAACCGCACCAATTTGGTACATTCTACCTTCAACTGATTGCTCTAATTTACCATCAGGTTGTTGTATTTGCCATTGACCATCACCCTTTTTATAACCTGGTGGTTCGTTAATATCAGCTAATTTAATACCTAACCTTTTTGCTTTTAATGAAAGCTCACCCCCGATGTTAGAACATATGGTTACATCACAACCTTTTTCAATCAAACCTTTAGCTAATTCAAAGTTATATAATTCAGAGCCAGTATAACTATTAAAATTTATGCAAGCAATTAAAACATTAAATTTATGATTAACACCAAATTCTTTGTCAATCTTAACTGGTAAGTCATCTTTATATTTTTCAGAAAATAAAACTCTATTTATTTCCCATTGGTCATTAGTTTCACCAATAGACATGTGGTTAATAACAATATTAGTGTGAACGCCAACTTTAACACCTTTTAAATAATTCTTAAAACAGAAATCAATATCATAAAAATGAAATCCCTCAACAGATTCATCAAAATTTTCTTTCAATCTAGATTTCATAACTGAAAAGAAAACACCATCAACCGAAACTACCTCTTCAATGTTATTACCTTGGTCATCACTATATTTAGATAAGAATTTTTTATCTTGATGTGTGTGCCATACTCTACCAAACATTTGTTTGGGGTCTGACCACCATTTACCTGTCTCTGGTAACAATTTAGTTCCAGCAACACCTAAAACACCATAATTAGTGGTGTCATAATTTTTCTGTAATTTTTTAGCGAATTGCTTAGTTTGAATTTCGATGTCGTGGTGTAAAAAAACCACGATATCATATTTAGCTTCATTCAAACCCCTATTATATATTTCAGTTAACGAGAATTTACCTTCATTCTTATAACCAAGAAATTCAACTTTAGGGTGACCAGCCATTTTCTTTATATGTTTACTAAATTCATTTAAATCGTTTTGTGAAGAGCAAACAATACTTATCATAATCTTTATTTTAAACAAATATACTAAATAAATAATAAAAATCAAGTTAAAAGTGATTTTTTAATAAATAATTATAAAACTATCGGTGGACCAAAATGTGCGATTAAGTTAAATAAATCATTACATTCAATATATAATAAAGTGAGATTACTTAAAAAAAATAATAAAATATAATCAGAAAACGACAATATCGTACTCAGCTTGCTCTAATAATTCATTATAAGCTTTGGTTAATGATACGCCATTATTAATATATTCAATTACTTGAACTTTAGGGTGACCAGCCATCTTTTTAAGATGGTCAATATGTTTTTGATTATGTTCTCTTGTACAATATACTATGCTTATCATTCTATCTATTTTCCTGTTGAACCAAAACCACCTTCACCTCTTACTGAGTCAGATAACTCATCAACTTCAACAAAAGAAATTTCAGGTTTTGGTATTATCATTATTTGTGCAACTCTATCTCCACTAACGTAACCACTAATTTGAGATAAGTCATTTGCTAATCTTT